AATGTTTGCTAACGGTTTGTATATGAAAAGTGCATTGAAATACACTCACTTATGGAAAAACAGGTATTTGCGTGGAAAAACAGGTATTTAGTGCAGTATATTGCATTTTTTATATACGTTGTTATGAGTAGTTTATACCCGAAGGGGTATGATAAGTCATTCATTCACTAAAACTATACCCGATAAGGTATGATATATCATTCACAAACTACACATAACTTCCGTATATCATCACCTTTTATACTTATACGTATAATTTAAAAGTAAAAAGTATACACGTATGAAAACGATTAAATACTTAATAGGTGCTATCTATATCATTCTACTGATAAGTATTCTACTTTTTATATCGTTGTTATTGAGTATAAAAAAAGCCCTCCATTTCTGAAAGGCTCTTCCCAATTATGAAAACTAAACCAAATATTTAAGGTAATAAAGCTAGTAAAGCTGTTACAGTCGCAGAATCTAACATAGGTGCTAATTTAGCCTCTTGTGCTGTTGCTGTTATAGTCCAACCATTAGCGTCCGTTTTCGCTCCGCCTGTCGCTCCTACTACCGTCCAATCCATACCGTCTGTAATTCCTAAAGCGTGGTAGTTTCCTACTCTGTCCTTTACCACACACATAGCGAAACTAGCTGCTAGAATATTAAACTCCGCACTATCCGCTACACTCATTTTTGGTAATTGTACTGAAAGCGTTTGAGTATTCACTCTAGTATAGTTCGCACTCTCACCTACCATACTTTGCTCTAAAGTGTTGGTGTCACCCATTAAAGGGTATTCCCACACAGCCGTTATAGAGGCGTTTATAGCTGTCGCCTCGTTCGTTGTTGCAGATACCGTAAATGGGTCTGCTTGCTCGTTGAAAAGATATATGGTAGAATTACCACCAAGTATATCTTTACACGTTGTTTTTGCTCGTCCTGTTGTTAATGCACACGCCATTTTTTATGTTTTAAATGTTAATAATAGTTTAAGTGGGAGGCGGTTAAACCTCCCTTTCCTAAAACTATCTACGTGGTTAGCAATAACCATACAATCTCTGCGCTGTTATAGTACCCAACACCTGCGTTGTAAACAATTTTTCCTCTCACGAGTCCAGTCAATAAAGAAATTTCATCTTCATCAACTACTTTCAACTCATTGTGATCTCCTTGAAGTCCTGTCGCAAATACAATATTTGATTTCTCATAAATTACAATCGTATCATCTGGCAGCGAGTTTACTTCTGTTAAAGTGTAACGTCCAAATTTCGACCGTTTGTCATCTGTCGTACCATTCCACGCAATCCCTTTGGAAATTAAATAGAAGTTATACGCTTGGAATACATCACTTGAAACAGCTACCACTAAATCTTTTCTTCTAAGTGCAATCGGAACGGCAGCTAGTGCGAGTTTTAAATCTGCCTCTACTGTTGATTCTGTTACACTATGTCCAGGCCCAGTTACACCGTTACCATCTTTTATAATTGATGAGTCGTTTCCGAATTGCTCAATTAGCCCCGAAAAAGATCCATCGGTGGCTGCGAGACCAGCCCATATATCAGAATCGAGTTTTGCAGCCTGTGAAGCTAATACCTCTGTTGTGATTGCTTCTAGAATATCACTAGCCATATTAGGATTTGAAGCACTTGCTCCCATACCATCTTCTGACCAAGTTTGTCTGAAATCTTCTTTACAGATTTGAAAAGAGTTCATTACTTTTGAAGGAGTAATAACTTTTTCACTTCCTGTGAAAGTTCCACCTGGAGTAAATCCACAAGCGTAATCCGTAGTACCATCAGCATAAGCGATTTTACGTAGATTATATTTATAGTTTACATTTTCTGCTACCGTTAAAAGTCCTAATCGTAAAGTATCGGCTTCTTTAAAAGCTGCTCCTATAATACCACCAGCGACCTTACCTGCATAATTACTAGATACTGTGTTTGTTGTTGCCATTTTTTTATTGTTTTTTTTATATTATTATTAAGGTGCTGTGAATGTGCAACCTGCTGTTGTTACTACTGAACCCTCTACAAACCACGAACTTCCGTCACTTTCTAACGTTACCCAGTCGCCAGGTAAGAACTTCGCTACTACTAACGTGATAGTATTCTCTGCGCTCGCTGCTACTACTGCACCTGCTACTTGTGCGCTTCCGTAAATAACGTCTGTTGCTGATACGATAGTCCAGTCTGTTGTCACTGTTGTAACCGTACATAAAAACTTGTAGTTAAGTCCTGCTGTTGGACTTGGTAAAGTAATCGCTTCACCTATTGCATCTAAAAGAAGAACCTTTCCACTTTCGCTCGCTGTTAGGGTTGTGTCTGCTGATAGGGCTTTATAGTCTACCGCAGCGTCTAAATCTCTGTATTGAATGTTTGTACTCATTTTTTTAGTTGTTTCTAAGTTTATCTAATATTCTTCCTTTTGCTGTAAGCTGCACTGGTGTAGCTACAATCTTTTTTGCTGCTGGCTCTTTCGATACCTCTGCTAATTCTACTTTTAAAGTTTCGTTTTCTTTTTTAACTTCTGAAAACTCTGCTCTTAAATCTTCAATCTTCTTTGATTGTTCTTCTGAATATTTTATCAGAAGTGATTTAATTTGATTTAACACGCCCTCGCTAGGTGCTTCTGGCTCTGCTAATTCTGCTGGTGCTTCTTCCACAACCGCTTCCTTAATTTCACCTACTACACCCTCTTCTGTCACAACAAGTATCTGCTCTTTTTCGTCAAGCGGATATTCACCAACAGGTAAAGGTACTTTTGTTTCATCTTCACCGAGTAGCCAAACAGCAGAATCGATTTGTAACATCTCACCATCAAAATACAATGTATTTTCTCCTGACAAAACGCTTCCTAATTTAACCTCTACTTCGGGCTTCTCTAAACCTAATGCGGTTTTTACGTCCGTAATAAAGTCTTTCACTAAGTTACTTTCCATTTTTATTTCTGTTTTTAAATTTACTTCTTTTAGGTCTATCATAGCATCTACCGAGAACCCTTGAACCTTGCCAGTCTTTACATAGTCATTCCATACCTCGTCGCTGTCTACTTTCATAGAAGCTATCCACGAGCCTTTAGGATAACTAAAACCGAAGTTCGCAGACTTATCTATTTTCGTATCTTCTACGATCCAAGATTCTACAAACGTAACACCATCTATAGGTGTGTCGTGTTCTATTGTACTGTTCTTTTGAAATCCAGCTTTAAAGAAATTATGTGATAATTCTTTTATAACATCTTCGCTGAAAACTATGTTAAATTCTTCCCCGTTTTGATTACGGTATACAGGCTTTTTAGGTTCTAAAATTAGACCCATTAAAATACGCTGTTCTTTGTCAATTTCTTTTAGCTGAATAGGCTCTTGCTTTTTAAGTGCAACAAATAAACCCTCCATCGCTGGGTCAGCCACTAACGAGATACCAAAAACTCCATCGTTTTTAGCACCATTAAATACGGCTTCGTATGTTATCATATAAATAATTCTTATTATAATAACAAATAAAATTGATTTTTGTTATACTTTTGTAATTTATATTTATTATAAATAGTGAGTAGATGTTATTTTTTTTATAAATTTTTGTATATTGCAACTATGAAAAAATGTACTAAGTGTGGAGATGTTAAAAGCGTGGAGGGTTTTAGTAAAGACAAAAAATCTAATGATGGATTAAAGCCATATTGTAAAAAGTGTGCTAGTATAGCATATAAAATATACAAAGAAAAATACCCTAATAAAAGAAAAGAATACTATCAAAAAAACATACAGACGATTAGATGTAAAGGTAAAGAATACCGTAAAAAAAATAGAGATAAAAAGAATAAATATGCAAAAGAATATAGAGCTGCTAATAGGGATAAAATTCTAAAACAACTAAAGGAATACTATCATAAGAATAAAGAAAAAAACAAAGAAAGAAGATATGAATACTTTAAAAATTATTATAAAAATAATAAACATAAAGTACAAGAATACTATCAAAAAAACAAAGAAAAAATTAGAGAAAAAGATAAAATTTACTATCATAAAAATAAGGATGCTATAAAAAAATATCAAATTGAGTATAATAAAAAACATAAAGAATATCAAAAGAAATACCACGCAGAATACCATAAAAAAAACAAAGAAAAAAAGAGTGAATACGCAAAAGAATATGCTAAAAAAAACAGAGAAAAAATAAATGCAAGGCAAAGGAATAGGCTTAAAACAGACCCATTATATAAAATGAGGAGTAACATTAGTCATAGAAATTGGGAGGTTTTTAAAAGAGGTGGATATAAAAAAGATTCAACTTCGGAAAAACTACTAGGAATAGATTACGGACGGTGCAAGCTATATTTAGAGCGACAATTCACAAAGGGTATGAGTTGGGATAACTATGGTGAATGGCACATCGACCACATAATACCACTAGCGTCTGCAACCAATGAAATAGAAATGCGTAAGTTATGCCACTATACAAACTTACAACCGTTGTGGGCTTCTGATAATTTATCTAAGGCCGCTACAATACCAGAGGTACAAATAAGATTAAGAATATAGTTGTTTAATTGATATTTATTTGTATATTTGAAAAGGAAATTGAATTGTGTTTTTTCATAGTTAGATTGATTAGTTAGTAGAACCCTTGCATCAGGATTAAGTCCGTAAAGATACAAGGGTTTTTTTATAAAGCACTATTCTGCTCAATATTTCTTTCAAGTTCTAACCCTGACGATACGTCCTTGCTTACAATGTATGCTTTCGGAGGATTTTGATTTTGATTATTAATAGACTGGCTAATCTGATTAGTTCCCGTTCCTTGCACAAGATTAAAAGACGGACTTGGCGGTGCGCCTCCTCCACTAGCTCCTCGTGCGCCTCCTGCTGTTTCTATTGGCTTAGTAGCTGCTATCTTCGCTATGTTTGCCAAACCTGCTGCTACTGCTAAACCTGCTGCGACTGGCCCTAATACTAAACCTGCTGGGCCACCTACACTAGAACCTGCTGCGTATGCTGCTACTGCTCCTTTATAAGTATCTATTATCGCCTGTGCTATTGCTACACCTTTCGCTAAATCGCTTCCCTCTTTTGCTAGTGAACCTATTATACCTATCGTTTGAGAAGCTAAGCCTATTGAGAAGTCTTTTACTTGTTCTCTTAATAACTTTTCTTCTTCTGCTGTTTTTCTTGCCGCTTCTTGTTTCTGTATTTCTTTAATTAAGAAATCATCTACACCCTCTTGATTAAGTTCTGAAACTTTTTCGTTTAGTAATTCTTTAGAGCCTAGTATTATATTATCCTCTGATGTTAGACCGTTACCTACACCTGTTTGAAATTCTTTTGTTCTAGTTTCTCCTCCACCGCCTTTAGATTCATCTTCTCTTGCTTTTTTATCTTTCTCAAATTTTATATCTATGTCGTTTATAATTCCAGTCGCTTCAATAATCTTAGCTTGTAATTCTGAAATTTTATCTAATCCAAGTTCTTTTACAAAACTATCTCCTACTGTTTGCTGTCCTAAAATAGCAGCTCTTAATCCTATTACACCTTTTTCAAGTAAAGTAACTTCTCTTATTTTACTTTTTTCTATTTCTAGTTGTGAGTTTAGTGTTTGAAGTGCTAGTACAGCTATTCTTTTCTTTTCTGTTAATAACTCTTTTTCTTTAGCTACTAAATCATCTGTACTTTCACCTCTTAATCTTGCTAACTCTAATAGCTGTGAATTTATTTTAAGCTGACCGTCTAAAGCTGTTTGAACTCTATCTAAACTATTTAACCGTTCGTTTAGTCTTTTTTGCGTTCCACGCATATAGTCGTCAATCTCACTCCAGTAAGCTACGATTGTACCTAAAGCTACGACAAATAAACCAATACCAGTGGCTATCAAAGCTGCTCTCGTTCCCTTTAGTGAGAAGTTGAACAGCTTAGAAGCCTCGTATGCATCTCTAAACCTAGTGGCAAGCCCACCTGTTAAACTATCTAGCACAGCAATAGCCCCACCGTTCTCACCGACATCTTTAATGCCTGTCTTGGTGTTTCCTGCCTCCTGGTTTACTTCTTTTAAACTACCCTCTAATTTGTTTAAATCCCTAACCGCTTCGTCAGTATCTACATTTATCTTTATGTTTTTCTGGATAGCCATACTCGCTTTGTTTTACGTTTGAACCCACGCCAATCGGTAACGAGTTCGTTCTTACCCTTTGCTATTTCTACATACTCACCAGCACCGTAGAAATCATCGCTCTGTAATGTTTTTATAATCTCGCTAATCATCGACTAAAAGTATATCAAAATTAACTGAAACGTTTGCTGTACCCGTTGATACCTTTGCCATAAATCCTATATCTGTTAATGCTGGAAAAGCTATCGGTGCATTTAATACTTTACTTCGGGTATCTGTAAGCCCTACGATTTCAAATACAATACGCATAGCCTCGTAAGGTGCTGCGGCATCTAAAATACTTTGTCTTTGAAAAAATACAGCATCTACTATCTTAGTGGTTTCTGCGTTAATATCATAAGAAATTAAGTACGCAGTTTTTCCAAGCGGTACACTATAAGCCCCTATTGTCGATTGCGATAATGCAAAGCCGTTTAAATCAATAGTCCCCCAATCAGTACCTCCTGCTCCGTTTTCTATGGTTATAGCTGCTGTATGTGAAGCTGTTGATGAAGTCGCATAAGTTCCAG